CTTAAAGTCTAGTAATTAGTCAATCAATTGTTCAGCGTTTGAGTCACGGTCAAAACTACGCAGCAGTTTCAAAGGCTCTATCCAGGAGTCTTTTACCTCTTTGCTGTTTTCCCTTTCCAGAGGCAGCGCGACGGTTGCTAGACGAACTAACGAACACGTTGCTCTGCATGGTACGCCCCTTGTTAGGGACTTGGGCTGGCTGTTCCGGAGAGGCTCTCACTGGAGTGAGCATCCTGACAGCAGTCTCAGCTAGAGGGACTAGCGCATTGGCGACATGTTGGGCAGTCGATTGTTGTTGAGGTTGATAAACAACAATCTCTTGAGACTGCTTCTTCGGTTTCTCTTCCTTCTTGGCAAGAGAGCCGGTTATGGCATTCGCAATGGCGGGAATAATGACGGGTGCAACAGCCCTAGCTACGGTCGCTAATCCTTGCAAAAATGCACCAATGAAATTATCTTCCACTGGAACTCCTGTCGGGAGAAAGGATGCGATCTGAGTGTACAACTCAAGTGCTCTGGGGTCATAAGGGGGAGTCGGTCGAGCTAGAGTGACGAGGTCGGGAACTGTATAGGTTGGAAATCTCTCAATGAGATAGTGCTTCACCACCTTCAAGGACGTGTGTGTATCAAGTCCAGTGAAGTAGGCTCCAAATTGGTCCCAAGGAGAACGGATCTTATTCACGTTCGGGGAAAGCACAAATGTCGACGCTAATGCAAATTGCTCGCCGTAATAAATACCAGCTGACAGCATGAGATTAGCATTTTCAGAGATCAATGTCTTTGGCTGATTCAAAGGCTCAGACATTACTCCAACACAATAAGCTCCTTCTTCGGCATCCCATTCAAGAGATCCTTCAAGGTTCAGAGCAAGAGCAGAGGTGTTCGGTGGGTCATTATACACATTGAAAGTATTTGCAGATGGGGTTGCTCCAGCGTTTGTAATAGTGAGGATTGATCCCTCCTGTAACAATGGCGGTTGTCTCCATGTAGTTACAGTTCCACCCCGATAAAGCTCAGGGGTGGAATTAAAAACTTCAAAGCCGAAGGCGACGATGCGGTTGGGAAGGGCTAGAGACACGGAGTCAGGCAGGGATGCTACTACGGTGCTCTCAGGTAGAGCGTTTCCGGAGATCCCCGCACGCGCCATGATTGACCCTGTGGGAACAGACAGCACTTGTCCTGCTGTATTAATCCCCACGGCCGAACCATTAGCGGTTACGACGTTCGTGGTATATTGTGTTCCACCCCCATAGTAACCAGGGTGGTAAATATTGCAATCCCAATTAACGCCACCAATTGAAGGAGTCGTGATGTTGATTTCTTCACGAAAATACTGGAGAATTGAGGGAGTCTTCACAGTATCAGGGAAACCAACCATATCTCGCTTCACATCGGGGAAGGGATCTAGCGCATTCTTCATCCAAGTCATCCCCTCACGCGTGCAACCCAATTTACGGGCGACGCGATCGAGGGCCATCTCAGAGTCTTCAGGTGTTTGTAAGGTTAGAGATTTAGTGTATCGTTTTGACATATTGTCGTATTTCGGGAGGCAGTGAGCAAATTTAAAATACGAAACGGACGCCCAAACACGCCCGCCCCACTGCCAAGATAGATAGCATTACACTTTACACTTGCCAGCATCGCCGGCGTCATCACTTTGTTTTGTTGTTGTGGTCTTTGTTGTGTCTACGGTGGGAGGTGTTTTAGGTTTCTCCTTCCACTTGCCTGCAGCTACACGCTGTGCTTTCCAGGCTTCAAACTCCTCGTTGGTCATTTTTACTCCTTCAGCCTTAGACCTCTTAGGACGGGTGGAGAAATTCGATTGAGGCACTATAGGAGTTGCACTATTAATAGGCGCCCCCCTAGGCAGTATTTCCTCACCTACAACAACAGTCCCCAGTGGTTTGGCACTCTTTGGTTCCTGCATCATAGGCGGGTGTAATAATCCCTCAAGCGAATTAACGGAATCAAGCCACGCATTCCAACGCTGCAGGTCAAAACCTGGCAGCGCTAGTTGCGCATATTCTATCATCCAATCTGCACGCACGTTTACATATTGTGTGTCTTTAGTGAATTTGGAAACCCATGAGCCGACGCCTAATGTACGGTCATCTCGCTCAATGGGGCCTCCATGCAACCAGACGGCTTTCCTAACGAAGTCACCGATGATAGGTGTGTTCTCATCAGTGAGTATGAAAGCACGCGCTTTCTCAAGCAGCTTCATAATGGGTGTAACATTACGAGCGAGAGATTTTGTCACATGTATTTTAGTAAGTTGCCGCGGGAGATCGCAGCAAGAGTTAATGTCCCCATACCATACATCCGGCGAGTATACTCTAGCCAGGAATTTTACCCCAGGTTGTCCGCGCTCTATGGGCTCACAATCAAGCTCCTGACCTATCATCTTGGCAGCTCGAATGTAAGTAGCGGGGTCAACGTCAACATTGTAGCCATCGTCACCGCCCACAATCCCTATAGCCGCAAAGGCGGCTTCTGGTTCAAGGGGGGGGCCTGAGGTGGTATCCAACCTGTACTGGATATAAGCTACAAAGGAGTTTGACAAACCATTAAATGTAGAGGTTTCAGCAGACCCTGATGCGCGTGTCTGCTCGGTGTGGTAAGCAACACCTTCAGGTGTGAAGGCTTTAAGGTTATACTGGGCATGTTGAACATCCAGCAGATCGTCATGGTACTGTGGGTGGAAGGCGCGGGTCGTTGTGCGTTGCTCTAACTCACGAGAAATGTTAGAGTTGTGACCATCATACTTTCTGAAGTCTGAGTTGCAGCCATTCTTCACAGCCCGCACCGACACTTCGGCTACGCGAGTCGCGATTTCCAGAGGAGTTTTACCAAAAGCATACCAAGCCTGAGGTTTGAGGACCTCTTCTGAGAGAGCATACAAGTACTTAGAGTACTTCGCTTTATCAGTTCCATTAAGAGTCGAAATAACACGAGGTGCTTTAACATCGCCATAAGTTTCTTTCTTCAAGAATGACTGTATAACTCTGTTGGGCTCACAATACTGAGTTTCCTCAAGTATCTTGCGCTGCACAGGACTATTCTGCTTATCGTACAAATAGTCATCATCATAAGGATGCAGTGTATGTTTCTTCTCCTCAGGAATCAACAAAGTGACGAACTCAGTCATAAATTTATCCAGCTGGGGCGTTATTGGTAAAATCGGGCTCTTGACTTTATTAACGCGCTCATCCACGGCAACCTGCTCGGACGCATATCCGGAGCTGGGGACGTAGCAATCACCTAGAATTGGATTCATGAACGGTACCATCAATGGTTTCAGTGAGGGATCATAAGTTTTAGGTTCAAATTGGTATGTATTGATCGACTCTGGGACAGGGCAGATCACGTCTGGCTTAGAATTAACACATGAACGGTGGTAATCCAACAGTACGGCAGCAGAAACGCGATCTCCATCTGTGTAAGAGAGGACTTGGGGCATAGTTAAATCATATTTAGAGGTGCGCGCCAACGTCGACAAGGTGTTGTCGGCCTCAGCAGTTATTGTTCCCTGCGCGAACTCACCGATTTTACCGGTTGATATCTTAACTGAAGCGCCCACGCTCATTAGTCTAAGAAACCGTCCCTCCACAACTGAGAGCCGCGTTAGGGCTCGACCAGCGAGGAAGAAGGGGACCAACAAGGCGCGGAATAAATGCCAACGCTTCAAAGGAGTTAATAATATTAGTTCGTGATCAAGGCTGGTTTCCCGTCGGTCCACCAGATATGTAGCAGTTTTGTATGGTATGCCAAATAGTTTCTTACTCACAATTAAGTTATCAAGACTATAATTCCAAACATGATGCACATACTTACCTCCACCTGTCACGGTATACTCAACTTCACTATCTTTATTGAACGTGAAGGAGTAATTTTCCGTAACCCTTGCAACTTGAGACGGTTGAAAGGTGTAGATTAAAGTAGGTTTGAATTGATCGGCTAACAGGGCAGGCATATCGACGTATTGATCCACATCGACAAATGCGAGCAATGACTCATCAGGAGGGTCAAAACACGTAGGCTCGGCAGTGAGGTCCTTCACCCAGTAATGCGCACGGCTGCCATTTCTACCTTTCCGCTCATCTGCACGCGAGCGTTGGACAAAATAGGCTTCCATGCCAAGTAGACTGGCCAGACGACTTATGAAGGCGCTACCCGTTGAACGGTCAGCAGCTGCAACTCCATGAGTGTGGTTTAAGGCCACCTTATTACGGGTGATCTCAGTCTTATTGAACTGGTTTCGGATGGTCTCAGGTGCTAAACGTGGAGGTTCAGACATCTGACACAAATAAGTCATTACAAGCTCCTGTAACCGGTACTTGAGGCTCATTCCAGAGTAAAACACCATCAGGCCGCTCAAGGGCACCACGATAAAGAGAGCTAAACAGAAATCAAAATCGGATACCATTGGGCTGACGCCATTCAAAGTGTTAGATATTTCGCAATAACGCGATTGGGGTTGTGTAAATATGAAGAAGTAGGTCCGTGGTGGAGGACAATAAAACAGTCGCTGATAAAGCCAACCGCTAAAGTCAAAACTCCATATCATGCTTATGAATGATGACAGTGACGCTAGGAATGTCGTCACCCACAGAGGGATGGTGTGAACGAATAGTAACCTTATCTCTAGGAGAAAGAGAGGGAAATTGATTACTCCATTCAAAAGTATCCTCAGGGCCATGTACGTGCCGCTGAGTGTGTAGACAAATCCGATCCACACCGTTACGGCTGACCAAATAAACATGTTGATCAGCATGAAGGCGAGTGTAGGAACGTAACAAAGCAATGAGACAATTAGACATAATGCTATAATAAAAAT